CTTAATCGCCGCGAAATTTTTCCCCCTCCCAGCCAGGTGCACTCGCCGCGCCCTGCACCCTCCGCGCGCGGAGCACGTGTCTAGTAATCCCGTGCTCTAATCGCGTAAGGCGTTGATAATGCTGAGTGATTGGAAGGTGCGCGATGTGCGGGGTAGCGCTCGGGGGAGCAATCCGACGACCTGGTGCAGCGAGGCCAGCAACTAGGCGCGAGGCAAGCCGGCGCGCACGATCCGACGTTATGACGTCCACTAACTCTCATCCGCGCCGCGTTTATCGATCGATCACTTAGGTTGGTAGCGTTTCGGTCGCTCCAATAACCGATTGTACTGCACGTCGATGGCGCCGACGGCGGCAGGTTGCTGACCGGATGCGATGGCAAGCAATTGTTCGTCAGTCAGGCTGCCGAGGCTGACGTTATGTTCGAAGTTGGCGTATCGGACTTCTCGCCATTCTTCCGCGTTGGTATTTTTCAAGGCGAAGATTGTTGCGGCGACTTCGCCGCTTTTTTCGCTTGTTCTCAATTTCTGTTCCCAGGGAACAAGACGCGCGGCACGCGCGACTTCGACGGCATGACTAAAGTCTGGATAAGTGGTGATCCATCCGTAAATTGTCTCTCGGCTTTTTCGGATTGAACCGGCGAACGCGGAGAGGCTGTAGCCTTGTGCCATGTAGTCGATGACGCGCTGACAATATTCCGGTTTGTATTCTGATGGCCGGCCACCTGGATGCTTTGCGACTGGTCTTGTTTGTTGAAAACTCATTAGTCCTCACGATGTTGTGACTTGCCTACGTGTCGGGTTTGCCCTACATTGCTCGTGTTGATCAGGGGCGAGCGCGTTGTCCGCCCCTCCGGCCCACGGCGTCTGCCGCGTAGGGTTTCGGGTTGCGCGGTTGAGCGTGACTGGACGGAGCTTATTGCGCGCCATCGCACGGGACATCCGGCAACATTAAACAGATCGCCAAGGGCGGCTTGTGTCCGAAGTTTGGACCTTGTCGCTTTTGGCGAACGGCAACGCATTCAAAAGGCTTATGAAGCCAAAAAGGAAGACTACAATGTCCCATAACATTGACATGACGAATGGTCGCGCGAACATTGCTTTTACCGGTTCACGCGGTGACATTTGGCATCGATTAGGCCAGCAAATGCAATCCGGCATGACCATCGAACAATGGTCAGCCGCCGCTGGCTTGAATTGGGAAGCGATCAAGGTTCCTGCGATTGCTTCGCTCTCCGGCTCGCAATTCGATCACATCGAAGCGGCGAAACGGTTTCGCGAAGTCGAAGACAGGAATTTTGTGGTACGTTCGGACAATGGCCATCCGCTTGGCTATGTGTCCGACCGTTATCAGCCTGTACAGCCGCGCGAGATTTTGGATTGGTTTGACCGCTACATCGCGGTCGATAACCGGTTCAAGCTTGACGTGGCAGGTTCACTGAAAGACGGCGAGATCATTTGGGCGACTGCGACGTTCAACGGTGACATGAAAGTTGGCGGTGACAACCACGTCGCTCGCTTGCTCATGACCACGACGTTCGACGGCACGGGGTCGACCATCAACAAAGGCACCATGATCCGCACCGTGTGCAACAACACACTGGACATGGCGCTTGCCGAAAAGTCCGCGACGATCCGGACACGTCATTCCACGAAGTTTGACGCTGCGAAGGTCGGCCGCGAGCTTGCGGCGATTGCCAAGGGTTTTGAGCAATACAAGGCGATTGGCGACGCAATGGCCGACGTTGAAATGTCAAAGGAGCAGGTATCCACGTTCTTCAAGCAGATCTTGGATATTCCCTTTGATGCGAAACGCGACGATATCAGCGCGCGCAAGAGCAATCAGTTCTCGACCTTGAATAACGCTTACAAGACAAGCGTTAAGGAAGGCGCGGCTGATGGCTCGGTATGGGCGGCATTGCAGGCATTGACCCGCTATGTCGACCATGACCGTGTATCGGGCAACGATGAGAGCAAATGCTTATCGTCACAATTCGGTAGCGGTGCGCAACTGAAAGAACAGGGCATGGGGCTGTTGTTGCCCCTGGTCAAGGATCGCGTCCCGGTTCTGGTTCGCGGTTGACTTCAAAGGGCGCGGCGCAAGCCGCGCCCTTTTTTTGTGTGCTCTTGACAAAAAGGACTGAAGCCATGTCGAAACAACTCGAAACTATTCTGATCTCGCTCATGATCGTGCTTGCGTTGGGGCCGATCCTTGCCGTCTACAGTCTGATCATCTATCCGCTGATGTGATCCATGCGCATCTACATCATTCGCTGGCAGACAGCGCAAGGCCGAATCGTCGATACCAAATGCTATGGCTTGACGGCCAGAGAAGCGCTCAACCGTTTCCGGCTTGAAACCACGATCCTGAAACTGACGCAACGCATTCCCTCGGACATCATTCGCGCCGTGACCGGCATTTACGACGCGACATGGTTTGACGGGATTGACGGTAGACCGGAGGGAACGTTCCTGCATATTGTTGAATGAGGGTATACCCTCGAATGATGCGACATGCGGGATGTGATCGACAGCGCGAGGCGGCCCGGCTTTATGCCGAGTCGCTTCGTGACGTTCTGGAACCATTGCGGCATCTGACGACGCGCCGGATTGCGCGCGAATTGAACGAGCAGCGCTTTGTCACGCCGCGCGGCGGAACCTGGTCGAGCATGACGGTTTGCCGCCTGCTGTGGCGCCTGGATTTAAATCCTGCCAAAAACGATACCTAAATCGCCCTTATGTCAAGGTTATTTCAAAAGGATGGTATTTCAGGATCCTCATTCCATCCTTGTAACTTTCAACGATCGTATGCGCGGCGCCCCAATCGAGCGCGCAGGAGACGTCGGCCTCCCGCCGACCGACCCTGAACACTCCAACCCGTCGCTTTGCTGTATCGGTCCCCTTCAGGATCGATTTTATCTGCCGGCAGGCATCCAGCAGCGGCTGACGCGAAACCCCTCTAAAATCCACCCCCGCGACAGTCCCGCCGTAGTCAAAAACAGCGGGCCTTACCTCTTTCCCGCGTATCACCCTGATCATGATTTCCTCTTATCCTGTTTCAGCCAGAACTGATCCAACCGATGACCAGCCTCGCCAAGCAATTCCGCGGCCTTTTGGCGCCCACGGAAAGGCGAGGCATAGCCCAGCACTACGCCGGCGGCATGCAGGGGATAATCGTGACAGGCGACCATATCGGCGACATAGGCTGGCTCTTCCCCGATCGACAACCGGGCATCCCGGTAGATTTTCTTGTGCGTGAGTTCGCGTTCGTTGCGCGCTAGGCCGCCCATGCCTGATGGGTTCATGGCGCGGATCCGATCCAGATCAAAACTGGATAGCGCGCCGGCAAGCCCGCCGGCATACCAGTGCAGCGCGTAACGCTGCAGTGCAACATATTGCTGCTGCGACAATTGCTTGCGGAGCACGAGGCGCCCGAGATTGTCATCCATCATGACATAGCGGCGATTGCGCCGCGTGGGGCCGGTTTGCGTGTAATAGCCGGCGGCGCGCGCCAGGCGCTCGTTCGTCGGGATCTCGGCTGCAAGCTCGGCGACCGAGGGGATGGGTTTAGCTTTACGCTTTCGGCCCATGGAAGCTATTCCGAGGGTGCGAGCATTTGCACGGCTTCGACGAGTTCCTTAAAAATCTCGCCAAATCCCGCCAATTGTTCATCCATAGTATCAGCATTTTGAACAGCAAGGCTTGTTCGAGCCACATCACAAACTGCATGCCATTGTTCAGGAGACAGGTTTTCACCCGTGTATCCCATTTCCCTGGCAATTTCGCGAATCCAGCTAATTTGACTGAGACGACCATTTCCATTGACGTGCGCAGTGCGCGGCAACTGTTGAAACAAAGTTCCCATAACCCTCTCCATTTTTGCATAGCAACGCTGAAACGACGGAACCACGGCAGGACACTTAGGGGCACATCTTTTGAGCTATCCTTTATAACCTCTCCCCTACCCTACTATTATACCCCCTCCCTCTCTTTTTTTTTCTTTATATCTATTTAAGAAATAGAAGTGTCCTGTGTCCTGTTTTCTTATAACCAGCTGTCGCTGAACAACTTTTTATCAGAGCACTTTCAGAGCACTTGTTGAAAACAGGACCTTTCGAAGTTCTCTGCAGGACTTTTATAAGTATCCTAGGGCACTTTGCCGGACATTTCTAATTTGCCTTGCGATTTCGCCTGTTAACCTCTTCTTTGGTAATACTATACCCTTTGCTTCCTCCTCTAAGACCGTAGTCCTGCTTTTTTTGCATATCCCACGATAGCAATCCTTCTTTTGACAGGCGAACTCCTGTAATAAACCATCGCCCATCGCTTCTGAAATCATCTACAAGCCCAGGGAAAGCCGCGCGCAAAGCCGGGAAAAACCGGCGACCGCCGAGCGCTTTTGCTTCGCTGCCTTCCGTATCCAGTTGCCATCCATGGTACGAACAAGTCAGATCATGCCTGTGAACCATAAAGGCAGGATCGGCAATCACATGGTCCTTTGCCCATTCGGCAACCGGGTTGTTGGTTTCCTTGAAGGCTGCCACCTGCCCTTTGATCCATTCAGGCACGACAAAGCGCCCCCGGTCACGCAATTCCACCAGTCCGCAAAGCGCCCACAGGAGAATCCCCGGTCCTTCTTCCTTCCAGATCGCAGTGCTGATGGTGGAATTGTCGCGGATTCCTGCATCAAGCCTTGCTTGACTGGCCTCTTCCTCTGTCCGGATCACATTCAACGGAATCACGATCGACCGGTTGTAGATTGCATCTGAACTGTCGCGGGCAAACGGAAGATTGTTGCCGTTCAGCATGACAGGGATTTCGAAGCAAACTCCGCCCAACGCCACCACGTTCATGCGTCGGACGTCGATCGGCTCCCCGGTAATGATGGTTTTGAACTTTTGCGGATCGATTCGATCGCCCTCATTGAAGGCATCGTCGCGGATCCAGGCCGTCGCTCCCACCAATTGTTGCAGGGCAAACTTATCCTCTGCGAATTCCTTCATGGACAGTGACGCGACGGGATTCCCTACCAGCAACCGAAGCGCCGTGGAAATTTCTGTCTTGCCGGTTCTGGAAGCGCCATGGGTAAAGCAAGCCTTGCGGCTTTCACGTGGAAGCAATCCGATTGCCAAGGCCGCACCAAACCATTCTTCCAACAGAACAATGACCTCGTCTGTTTCGTCCTTTGTCCTGTCGGAGAACATCGAACGCAAAAGTGCTAGAAACTTGGGACAATCCGCGTCTTCGACAAAATCAGCGCCGCACTTTCTCAGCGCGTAATGATCGGGCGAATGAGGTTTGAAAATCCAGCTATCGATATCCAGAACGCCGTTCTGGCAAACGATCAATCCCTTTCGTTGCCAATTGATTTTGGCCTTGTACAGAGCCGGATCTTCGACGAGGCACTTCCAGACCAGATTTAACGAATTGGTACGTTTGACGATTTTCAAATCGTCAAAACCTTGCTGAATCAGGGTCAGGATCCATTGCTTTTCCGCTGGCGTCATGATGTTCCAGACACCAGATCCGTAAAGCCATACCTCACCTTCCGTGAGCATAAGATCGCGTCCGGCCGCACGAATGGCTGCGATAGTGCCACCCGCAACAGTCTTGGCAACGTCTAGCTTGCCATGTTGCGCAACAGCCTTGACCTTGGCCGCAACTTCCTCACGAACCTTCTTCAACTCTACGATATTACCGGAAACGAACGCCTTTTGTTCTTCTCCTAATTGTTCGGGGCTAATCATCTCGTTCTCCTCATGAGAACAGTCCCGAATCGGCTCATCCCTTTGAATAACCCCATATTTCTCGAATGCACCTTCGCACATCTTTTCGATGTTGCGTTGTTCCCGCGCCCAATTCCAGCGCGTGCCATACTCGCCGGCGGCGCAGCGCGACGCGGCCAGCAGCAAGTCGATAACTTCCTGCTGCGCAACGCCTTGCTTGATCAGGGAGGCAGAGACTTGAAGCTGTGTCAGGTGAACTCCGGCATTACCCACGCCCATATAAGTCATTTGCGCAAGACGTTGCGCAACATCTACCGGCGGTTTGAAACCAAGCTCCGAAGCGATGGCGAGATAGGGATTTTCGGGACTTTTATGGGAGACCCCCCCTTCGATTAGGTCCCGAACCTCAATTTTCCTTTTAATGACGACGCTTTGCTCGCCCAGCCATTCTTCCAGGTCGTCAAGCTCGTAAAAGCGATCGGCCCAGGAAACGACTTCCACCTCCGTCCATTCGCCGTTCTTCGAATTGTGGCTACCCGGCAGGCGCAGGAGCGCGGCTGGATGGGCCACAGCCAGATCCCCGCCGATGACATCGCAGAACTGGCGCAACACCGTTTCGATGGATGACAAAAACTCATGCGTCGCCAAGGCTTCCTTGAGCATCCAGACCACGTGCAGGCCGTGGCCGGTGCGGATCATGCCGGTTGGCGGCAAGCGCAAGGCACGAATCAGGTTTTCCGCCGTAACGCCCTCGCAATCGAGATCCTTGAAGTCGACGTCGACCACGAACGCGGGCGTTTCGAGGCAGTTGTTCTTGTTGCGCGGCTTACCTTCGGCGATCGTCGACATACAGTAGTACAGCCCACGGCCGGGACGATCCCAGCGATTGACGAAGGTAAAGATGGCTTGGTGGTCGCGGCTGTGGATGGAGCGCACGCCGGCATCGGATCCAGCCTTGTCATTGACCAGAGAGCACAAAAAAACCGGTTGCAGGGTAGCAGGCCCGAACAACCGGCGCAGGTAATCGAGTGCTGGATGTGTCATTGGCGCTTCCCCCGAAACGTAGAAAAATTGAAATGCGCGAAATACGCGGAAGAGAAAAATATTCTTCCGCGTATTTGATTTTGATTAGAAGCGTGCTTTGGCTTGAACGGGTTTGCCTTTGACGGCCGCGTAATCGTTCTTTGGCGGGATTGTCCGAACTGGCTCCTGGCTGGCCGGCTCGCTGATTTGCGAGCCGACATCCAGCGCGTCGTCGATGATCTTGCGCTTGGCCCATCCGACAATTGTCATGACCGGAATCTGGATCATGCCGAATTGCTTGTTGGGATGGGGATATTCGTCGCCGGCGAGCGTCACGACAGGGAATTCCCCCGGCCGATGCCGCATCGCCGTGCCATAGGCTTTCGAGAGCTTGGCAAGGGCCTGCTTGCCGCCTTTTGAGGTTGGCGCGAAGGTATAAAGCTGATCATGGGTATCCATCATGATCAGCCAGTTGGAGGACTGCCACGGATCCCGCGGATTGCCGGATCCATCCACCGGCCAATCGGCTTTATCGGTATCGCCGAGTTCGCCGCGTGTTGGCACTTGGAATTTCGGCGTCCCCCGATCGCGCACCAGCCCCATGATGGTTTCAACAGGCCGGCCATCCTCCCATTTGATCCATCCGACCGCCAGATCGCCCATGTGAGCAATCAAGCGGGCATCTTCCGGCATGGAGTTGGCGTCTTCACCGTAAACCCAATCGCCAAGCTTGGTGAATTTGAGCAGCTTGCCGATGATGTTGGATCGGTCAGCGGTGTTGCCGTAGTCGATATACGGATTGTAATCCTCATTCGTTGCGATTTCGGTTTGCGTTTCACGTTCCGTTAGTACGTTTGCCATTTCCGTTCTCCTGTCATGGCAGTTTGGTTTCAAGTGGCCGGATTTTTCATGCGTTACCGACCTCCGCATCGCCGCGATGGCATCGCGGGCCATCTCAGTGAAGCTTGCATCATAGGACTCCGCATTCCGGAGCGCCCGCGCCACCCGCTCGATCATGTCGTCGGTCATTGCTTCTCCTCTGCGCTCATGATTGCTCTTCCGACGATTTCTGGGATTTGCGGGACGACCGCGTTGCCCAGTCCTTTAAGGCGGTCCACCCGAGCGGGAACCCCATGAGCCACTCGACCCACGTGGGGTTCAATAAGCCACCAATCGCTGTTTGTAAGTTCATACCGCCATCGCGACCTTGTGTGCCTGGTCCCGTCGACATGTTGCTGTGCGGGGTAGGCCACGATCCAGACCCTATCGCGTCTGTGAGGGGCACCAACGGCGAAAGCTGGTATGCAATGCCATTCCGCATCGTACCCGAGCGCGGCCAGGTCTCCGAGAACGTCTGCAAGTCCCCGTCCAAGCAAAGCTGCGACGTTCTCCACGATGACGTATCGGGGTCGTACTTCGCCAATAATTCGGGCGAACTCCTTCCATAGGCCCGAGCGGCGGCCTGCAATGCCTTCGCCCTTTCCGGCGATAGAAATATTCTGACACGGGAAGCCTCCGCAGATGACATCAACGGAAATTCCATCTGCTCGGAGGCGGTCTGCGGTAAGTGTTTCAACGTCGTCGTAGCAGGGGACGCCAGGCCAATGCTTCGCGAGGACTGCGCGGCAGTATGGCTCGATTTCGCAGAAGGCAACAGTTCGCATTCCGGCTCGTTCGAGGCCAAGGGAAAATCCTCCAATGCCAGAGAAGAGATCAAGAACGTTCATTTTTGACCGTCACGGTGAGCCGGTCGGTTGGATCACCTATGCTGACGAATTGCTGCACGTCGATGCCATACCTAATAGCCTCGCTGCGCAAGCCTTCGGTATCGACTTTCTCGCGGCCTTTCACGGAATTCCAACTCACGCTTACGCCGTTACCGACCACGCGGCGCAATTGTTTGTCCTGCAAGCGCGATTTGATTTGTATTTGCAATTCACGCACTTGTTTCTCGCTCACATCAACCGCGGTTTGCGCAAACTTGTATTGCCGCGCCAAATCGCTGATTTCTGCAACGAATTGCGGGTCTGCGATGGCGCCGCTCTCGCCAGGAACATCGCGGCGCTGATAACCGCAGGCGTTCGAGAACGGGCAAAACTGGCATTCCTTGCCGCCCGCGATATAGCCCTCGGGCTGGACATCGGCCATGCGTTCGGCAGTCAGGATGGAGCGCGCGCGTTTTTGCGCTGCATCATAATAGGCCGGATCGAATTCGACTTCGAATTCCTTGGTTTCGGACAGGAACGATGCATCGGTATAGGAGATAATCGCCTTCTTGCAGGGGAATTGCTTGATCGCGTTCAGGATCCCCATTTGCATCTGCACTTGGTAAATGTGCTCGGGCTTTGGTTCCAGCAGCGTCACGCGCGGATCGATGCTCTTGAATTCCACCGGGATATATTCGCCATTGCGAAGGATGCAGTCTGGGGTGACCGAGAGATCGCCGACGAAGAATGTCTTCTGTTCCTCGCCCATGAACATCGCGAGATGCCCGTATTTGAGTCGCATCGCAGGAACGAGCAAATGTTTTTCGATCAGATTGCCGCGTTCGCGGGCGCCCCATGAATCGTGCGAGTCGGGATCCCGCGGCACCGCCATGTCCGGGTCGTCCTCGAATTTGATACAGAAAATCTTGCGGGCGCATTGGCCGATTTCGGATGCGCCAATGGTTTGCCGTCGATCGTGCGGCCAAGTTTTTGTTTGCGATTCGACGTATTGCCTGACGGCTTCAGCAACTATTCCAGTTTTCGTCACGGTTCGTTACTCCTTCTTCCTGATTTAGTTTCTGTCTTATGATTTGAAAGATTGTCAGCGGCTGACCGGGCAACGCATCGTCAATTGGCGGCAGGCCGGCGCATATGCGCAGCGTAATAATGGCATCATCGATTTCGGCCAGGATGTGCATGCGAACGTTATGTTCGGCCTTTTCCAGCCATGACAGGTCATCGAGCAGCGCCAGCAGTGACGCGCCGTCCTCGATGCCCATCTTATGCAGGAAGTACAGGATGCGCTTGATCTGTGGCGCCCATGGCCCCTCCAGCAGGGCTTTCAATTCCATTTTCGTCCAACGCTTGGCTTGCACGAATTGTTTGGACCGTTCCGCCAAAGCCTTCTCTGCACCACGCGGAACCATGGGTGCATGGGCTTCCGACGGAACGGTCCTTACCGCCTTCCTACGGGGGGTGGGAAGGACGGAACTGGCAAAGTCAAGATAAGAGTTGCTCATTGTTCTTTGATTGCGTTGCGTTGTGTTGTGCGGCGAGGTGACGCGTTGCGCAGTGGCGCGTTACGAAGCGATGCGGTGTGACATGGCGCGTCGCGGGGCGAGGCGTTGACATTACAGGCATTCCACAAAGATAACGACGGCGGATAGCGTGATCGTAGTTGTGATGGCCAAAACGAGATAAAGTTCTGTGACGGTCATTCCACTAACTCCGCGTTCAAACGAAGCACGCCCCATGCTCGTAGGATGACGACGGCCTCCGACATGGATCTCGCCATTCCCCAATAATGGCCGAGTCGCATCACCTTGACGGCAAAACCTTTTTGATAAGGACTGAGGCTGCCATGCTTGGATTTCAATTCGAGCCAGCCAGCACGGCCTTGATCCATACAGATGACGATATCCGGCGTGCCCGGTTTGACGCCCTGATCCCGCAAACGCATGGCAACGACAGGATGGCGCAGGTCGCCGTTCGGGATCGCGCGCCAGTCGAACTCCGGCCGGCCGTTGTGGTCGAGGTATTTCATGATCTTGCCTTGCAGCGCGGCTTCAGGATGGGCACGTTTCATTTCTCGGCCTTTTTGATCGGCCGGTAGAACAAGTGCGCGGATTGCGGGTTGCTAATGATTCGTGAAATTCGGGCGCAAGTATCGATCGATGGTGCGCGACCTTCTCGCAATTCGAAAATAAACGAGGGATCGCCCATGATTAGCCTGCCAAATGTTGCCGGCGCAATCGAGTTTTTTTCCAGAAATTTTTCGATCTCGGCCAGAAATTCCGCGGCGGTTTGCATGATTTTTCCTCGCATAGGCATTGACCTACTCCTTTTTGAAGTGTATGGCAAGAGGCATGATCACTCGCGGCTCGCCACAACGCAACGCTTCACAACTTACAGAAGGAAAAATCTCATGAGACAAGTTAAAATTCATCTCGAAAATATCCCCGGTTCGCCCTACTCCCAATCGGCAAAACCGCAGATTCCTTTTCTCGATCGGGAAACACATGACGATTACGAAAAACGAACCTGGCGCGATAAATGCACGACTAATAAGGAAGGCCAAGTTTGCATTCCGGCAATGGCACTCAAACAAGCTATCGATACCTGCGCTTACAAACTTGGGTTGAAAGTACCGAATCGTCGCGGCGCAACCTATAAGAGTTTCTTCGCATCCGGATTTTTTTGCGATCATGACGTCCCAATTGCCAATGGAAAACCTTTGCGAAAAGAGGATGCGGAATCAAAAACAATTTCGGCGAATGCCGATGGCCGGCGCGGCTCTGGTTCGCGCGTGCCGCGGACATTTCCTGAGTTCCCGTCTTGGAATGGCGTTGCCGAATTGACGATTATCGATGATCTTTTGACTCAAAGTATTTTCGAGCAACACGTCAAAAGTGCCGGTTTGATCGTTGGAATCGGCCGGTTTCGCCCTGAAAATGGCGGAACGTATGGTCGCTTCAGGGTCACGAAATTCGAGTGGAAAGATATTGCGTTATGATAATCACGTCGCACCGCTTCGCTTCGCATCGCTCCGCTCCGCGTCGCAACGCTGCTCCTCTCAGCACGGCACACCGCTCCGCCGCGCCGCGCTCCACATCGCTTCACGACGCAACGCAACGCTTGAAGGAAAACAGCCATGAAAAAATTCGAATTATCCGAGTTATCGCGCAAACTGGTCGGTCTTCTTCGTTATCTCGATAAAGGCGTCGAAATAACTTATACCGATTTGTCACGCCAAATCGGTGAAAGCGTGAACGCCAAAAACAGCATCTATCCGCGCTATATCCTGCAACGCGATCATGCCATTGTTTTCGTTTGCATCAAAAATGTCGGGCTGAAGCGATTGACGGATTTGGAAATCGCCGAAAGGTTGCCGGCATTTTGGTTGGCGGGTGCGCGCAATAAATTAACGCGCGGCGGCGCTCAGGCCGATGTTGTCGATATTTCCAAATTGGATAAGGATCAAACGGTTGCATTTAGCGTAAGCTCCGTTCAACGCGAGCTTGCTGCGGAAGCTTTATCACGGGCAACGAAACGAAAAATGGAGAAAGTCGCACGCGGGTCATCGAATGATCTACCTTCATTTACGATCGCCGAATGGGCAATTTCATTGTCACCTAAAGTTAATTCTAGGATATAACCTAAGGCATAAAAATAACCCCGGCTTTGCAGCCGGGGTCAGTTGCTAGGGAGGATAAAAGTCGATAGTCTACAATTGCTTCAGCAGCCTTTCATAACTGACCGCCCCAAGAGGGCGGTCATTTTTTATTTGCGTGCAAGACTTTTTAGCGGTGGATAAGCCTTGCCGCGCTGGCCATGCATGCCGGCGCCGTATTTGTGGCCTTTGTCGGCGGCGTGGAATTCCTTGGCGACTTTGACCGGGATGCCGGCTGCGGATCCTGTCGGTTGCCACCCGTGTGCGATTGCGCTCATGGTCTTTGCTTGTTCGGGGCTACGGCTTGGCATCGTCGTTGACTCCTATTGATAGAGTTGGCACCGATATTTTTGATATGTCCGTCCATCGCTCGGCTTGGAATCATCATCAAGAACAGCGCGCGTTAACATATCTTCTGCAATGCAATGAAGCAGTCGGCGGCATAATCCACGCATCGACGTATGGCGAATCCTAGCGCAAGCTTGTAGGTATTCCCAGTCAGAATCAGGCAAATCTATTTTCAGCCACATTCGGTTATCCACTGTTGCAAAAAAGCACTAGCGGCTGAACCGCGAATCAGCTATAGGTGATTTCCTACAATGTAAGCATCACTCAAGACAAGGGGTATTTCCAAATGAAACGGCTATGGGCTGCTGCAGCGATATTCGCTGCGGCCAACGGGCAAGTGTGCGCGCAAACGGCCACAGGTGCCGGCGTCGGAATTGGAACCGGTGTCGGGATCGCAAATGCCAAATCTCAATCAACCGGTGGAACCGCTGTCGGCGGCGGCGTCGGCAATACCGGCACCCTCACCAACAATCCAACCTCAACTGTCACGATCGGCGGCGCCCCGTCTAATTCCACCATCACAACTCAAGGCAAAACCTCGGTTTCCACGGTCCCTTCCGTTTTCGCCCCCGGTCTCGCTGCCGCTGGCCTCGAAACGTGCCTTGGGAGTGTCTCGGTCGGTGCCTCGTGGTTGGGTACCGGCCTCACAGGCGGCGGATCCATTCCTGACGCTGGCTGCGCCGCACGGCTTGATGCCCGCACGCTCTGGTCAATGGGCCTCAAGAAGGCAGCCGTCGCCCGTCTCTGCCTCAATCCGGACATCTATCGATCCATGCCGGAGATCTGCACAACGTATCTGCCGGCACCGGCAGGCTACGTCCAGCCTGTCTTGGCGCCGACCGTCGAATCGCCTTATGCGGGCGGCGACATTTGGCTGACCGAAGGCAAGACCGGTCTCAACAAGCTTTGCAAGGATTACGACGCCTCCCATCAACGCTGCCGGAAATGGGCAGGCGACGTAATGCATCACTCGGCTTCCAGGAAAAGGCTCAAGAATGATGCAGTTCCACCAACCACGGCAGCATCACCGCCGGAAACCACCACGGAATCCGGCTTTGTAAAGGATAAGTCCTAACATGAAGAAACTCTTGATTAGTGTTGCGTGTCTCTCGTTCGTCGGTTTTGCGAATCCGGCGAGCGCAGGATCTACGCTGGCGATTTCCAATGGCAACAGCATCGGCTCCATTACCACGAATGCCGGCGCTGCTGCTCTCGGAAACGCCGCGGCAGCCTCTCAACAGGCTGGCGTCAATACCTCGATCGGGACTGGCATTGCGGTCGCCACTCCGATTGGTGGTTTCTCAGCGAGCGCAGGAACTGCCCTCGGACAGTCTCAGGGTCTTTCGTCCGCTGTGGCAGCTGGTCCAGGTGGCCTCGCCTTGACTGGTGGCCATGTTGGTAACTTCGGCAACGGCAATGGTCTTGGATTCACAAATGTTACGCCATAAATTGTTGTAACCTTCAAGTCTCTACCCCCGTGACTTGGCCACCGGATGATGCCTCATCCGGTGGTTCTTTTTATAAAAAGGCCACGGCGAGGGGTAGGTGCGGGTTACACCGTGGCAAGCGCGTAAATCAGAAATACGATCCCGCCTAAAATCAGCCACGCGCCAAGCGCGGCCGACATCGTAATCGGGTTGATGCAGGATCGATAAAGCCGGTCGTCATCATTGTCAGTCATGTCAGCACCTCTAGCTATTGAATTCTGTCGGTGCAGGGTAGATCACTTCCACCTCGTCGTCAGTGGTCAATCCCAAATGCTCCATTAAACCGGGGGATAAGTCCGCCGCTCTCCCGGTTTTTTCTTCGTGCGGTCCCCAATCCGCCGGCCAAGCCAAGGCTGCGCGCCGCGACATCTTGTTGATGACCAGAGCTCGCTTGTCCGGATCGTCCAGCATCGTCTTGGGTGTGACGTCGTAATCCCAGCGACACGCGACATAGTAGACTTCCGGATTGAGCCGGCGCGCTAGCCCAGTTGTGCCGGGTGGCTGTTGGGGCAGGAACAAGTGCGGCGCGGCGTCGACTTCGTAAATGAATGCCAAGCCCTCATCCGGCGCCACGCCATCATCCTCCGGGCCACCGAACCATGAGCACGTTCCCTCAAACCTGACTTCGACGACCGGTTCGGGCAAGGATTGTCCTGCTAGAACGGCTGCAATCCCTTCGCACAACCGATCGAAATTTGTATCGTAAAGCTCCACATCCGCGGTTGAATCGACGAAGCAGACTTCCAGAAGAATTGCCTTTTCCAAAGTCTGATTGAGGAAATAGAGATCGTCGCGAAATTTCGCGCCGCGATTGAAAAACCCTGCCGAGTTGGCCATTGCTCTGGCCACAGATTCGGCCAACTCGGCGTCGGACACATAGAGACATTCCGTCCCCATGGGTTTCTCGGTCGGCTCATAGGCATTGAAATGCACCGACACATCCAGATCATGCGGGCCTTGCGCGTTATGGTAATCGACAATCCGGGTCAGGTTTTCAGACTGGTCGTCGCTGATATTGTCATGGTACTCGATTGCTTCGACATCGAGGTTGGATAGCTCATCGACCACGTGATGGACCACGCGCCGGGCTTCGTTGACTTCATCAATCAAGCCTTCCGCACCGCGAATATATTTCCCGTGCCCCGACGAAATCACGATTTTCATTGCGCCTCCTCAGTCATGATCTTCACTGTCTTGCAATCTTCGAGCACCGCATTGATCTTGCCATTTGTCATGAAAATCAAGCACTGAATCTCTTTCGGGAAATGACTTTCCGATCCTTCGGACGGTTCGCGAATTGACGAGATCTCATGCGGATTAATGTCGATCTCCTGCCCATTAGGACCGTGCAGCAGGATCAAATGAAAGGCTGCCATCGCCGCCGCGATGATCATGCGTCCCTTCCTCGCCGATCGATCCAGCCATAGGTTGCGATGATGAGACTTGTGCTGGCAACGGAAGAAATCGCGCGGATTTGCGCAGAGGTGTTGGTTCGCACGTTGAGCGTAAAAATATTGCCTGCTGCCGAGGTTGCCACGGCGTTATCGGCCGTCTGGTTGCCTAGGGTGGCAGTGGACGCCACTGCCGACTCATCCGGCGAGTTGATCAACAGCACCGTGCCGAGGGTGGCATTGCTCATGTTGCCTCTGAACAGGCTGTTGACTTGAACGCCGATGGGCACCGACAGCGTAAACAGTATCGGCGAGCCAGCTAGGACGCCGTAGTTCACATCGTTAACCGGCGCGTCCCATAGGAATTCATCGCCGAGTTGATGAAAGAGCGTCCATTGTGCACTTGCGTTGGTCCGCATTGCCCCGATTCTTCGGAACTCGGTATAACTCGCGGGCATCGTCGGGGCCGAAGGCGATAGCGATACCAGGGCATCCACGACGCCCGTATCAGTCCGCTTGATCAGAAAGGCATGATACCAAGTGTTGTTGGCGATCGCGCCAGTATCAAGTGCGCCATTGCCCGTCCCTACTGCCCACGCCGAAGTTGTTTTCGACAACGCTGAAGCCAACATCATCATATCCACATTGGTTGAGTTGATGGCCTCGCCCGCTGCAACAGTAAACGTGGTTGATGACCCTACAGTTGATAGACCAAGACCGGCCAAATAGCTCCGCGGCAGATATGTTGTAATCCTCCCGTCTACATACTGCTTGGTTGCCGCCCCCAGCGCGACCGCGGGATCAGCGGACAGCACCAATAGCCCGGTCATGGTATCGCCGCCCTTGGCGACTTTCTGATCGGCATATTGCTTGGTTGCTGCCCCCAGCGCGACCGCGGGATCGGCCGCAAGAATCATTGGCCCTGTCAGCGTCCCGCCTGCCAATGGCAGTGCCTTGGTCCAGCCTGCATTGAATCGGCCATAGGTCGAACCATCAACCGGGGCTTCGGTAATGGCTCCTGTAAACACGATCGGCGGCACCAGTGTATAAACGCCGGTTATGGGGTTGAAAATCAGCGTATAGGTGCCAGCCGGCAGCGTCGTGGATAAGGGGAAATTCGCGAAATCAATGTCGAGATAAAAATTGCCGCTTTGCGCGGTCACATCGATCCCTCGCCGGCCAATCACCTGCGCAGGAAAGCGCGGGCTGACTTTGAGTTTGATCGATTTGGGTTTGACCGTGAGAAACGGGACTACCAAGGGCTGAATCCTGTCGGTGCGCCTGTTCCGGAAAAATCAACCGTTAGCACGTTGCCGATATAGTCGGCTTCGACTCCAGCAAAATATGCCACACCCGACGGCATCGCAGAAAGATTAAGGCCGCCAACCCCGGTTGCCGGGTTCTGATTGGCCAAAATATCGTTGTTCCAGGTCGAACCGTTAGCCGACGTCCAAAGCTTTTGCGCCGTCAAATCGACTGCAATATAACCCGTGGTGGTGCCGCTCCAAAGGCTGCCGGACAATAAAACACCGGCATTGAGATAAACGCCTCCACTCGCAAAATATCCGACACTGTGAGACCCGTTAGATTCGCCAAGATAGTGGCCACCGCCAACTTGTTGGACAGAGTCGGCAAACCCTATTCCCATCGTGCCAGAACCGCCAGCCAAGGTCGTTATGGTTACCTTGAAGAAATATTTCCCGCTTGAATGGCTGGTAGTGCTCAACGAGATCGCGCCGCCGCCGGTTCCGGGCGAGGCGTTCGTCGTTACGACAAGTGCACTGGTGCTCAACGTCAATTCGGCAGCAGTCTTGAAGATATCCAGTTGCGTGCCGGTCGTTGTTGTCACGTTAACCTGTGCCGTAATCGACGGAATTGATCCTGCGGCTGTTGCACCAAAGATAAGACTTCCACTAACCGATATTGTGAAGGATTTAAGACCGGTTGAAAGCGAACTCGCGACCGTGACAACGCCGGTCGAGGAATTGATTGCAAACAAGCCGCCGCCGCCGCTCAATGTCCAAACCGGCGTTCCTGTGTAGACGTAATCGCTCGAAAGCGTTGCGGTGCCAACTGTCGTTCCGACTGTCGTGCTAGACACGATGGTCGTGTTAGCCCATACGATATGTGGGATAAAATTATCAGTCGTCAGCAGTGGCGTTGCAGCTGCCGAATAAACCCCGCGCGGGTAGAGATTGGAAGATGTTCGGGGAACGTTATTGACCAGACTGTTCGCCATCGATGTCAGCCATGTTGGCCAACCAAGGCCGCTGCCGGCGCCAAACTCTTCCGTGCCTATTGCGGTCGCAAACCGCCCATCTTTTTCAAATCCAGCCGGCGCGCTATAGGCAAATGCAAGAACATATTGGTTGAGATCCGCGCCAAAATTGGCCGTTATCTGTGCGTTGTTCACGTCAGCTTCAAGTGCGAAATAAATCGGGTAAGAAAGGCCGGCGATGCTGATGCCACCAGTACCGGTTGCCGGATTGGCAGAACCGGAATTATTCCAATTGCCGCCGTTCACCCTCATCCAGACAAGCTTGTTGGTGGCATCCAGTGCAACGCAACCGACCGCTCCTACTGTCGACCATGGCGCAAATGCCGTGATCTGGTTGGTACCGTTGTAGTTCAATGCACCAGTCGAGGATTGTAGGCCCGCGGAATGACTACCGGATTGGCCCAAGGCGTTGCCATTGGCGAGAGATTGCACATTATCGACTACGCCAACGCCAAGATTGCCGCCAGCGACGTTGATCTTTCCCTCGAAATACCATTTGCCAGATGAAACGCCGTTGACTGTCCGCGCACACAATCCGGCCGGAACGTTGGCAGTCGCGGTAATGGTCAGATTGCCATTGCTTAAAGTAAGGTTGAAAGCCTTGCTTGGACTATCGAGCAAATTATCGGCGCCGGATACGGCAATTGAGAACATTGGCACGGTCGCCAGGTTGTTGGGAAGGGCGAAATTTCCAATAAGCTCCGTGTTGCCGCCGATCTGTTGTAAACTCGTGACGGAGGTTTCGGTTTTGAACCCCAAAACCCACAAATTTTCATTGTAATTAAAAACCTTGGTCGATCCGGACTCGGGATCAAGCTGTCGGCAAAAGACCGTGCTGGTGCTGCCATACAAGGTCAGATGACCACAGTTAATATTCTCGATATAGACTTCGCCGCCGCCAGGCATATGGTCAATATTAAAAACGCTGCCATCGGTAACGATCAACCGTGACGAAACATTCCATTGAATAAGGCTTTCTGAGGCGCTACCGGCCTGAGTTGACAGCATCCGGCGCAAAAAGAGATCCTTGGTTCGCGTATTATTAACCTTGAATATCGGCACATAGCTGGTTGTCCAAAACCGCGAATACATGATCTCGATGCGTTCGTAATTGTCGGGAATCGTGATATTGCCGGTGATGCTATAATCACCTGTTGGCAGGTAAGCGACCGCGGCAGTGGTACTGCTGTTCAATGCCGTCTGAATCGCCGACGTGGCATCGGTCGGCTGTTGTGGTGCCACGATTTTCAGCCAGGTGCCGGTCCCATGATAGGCCGGCGTCGGCGTATTCTTCGGCGTGATGGCCCAATTCGGCGTTCCAATTTGAGCTCCCAAGCGCCAGACGCCGGAAAAATCCGTGTTGACGCTGCCATTGAAATTGACAGCCTTGACGTTCTTCCAATTGCGGTTTCCGCCGACTGTCGTCAGAAGCACAGGCGCCGTTCCGGTTCCCCCAATCGTGCCGTCGATCCACGTCCAGACGAGACCGTTATAACCCCATGGGGGTACAACTTCGGTGCCGGTCCCTTCGCTGGGATCGACTCCATACCCGCCATTGCAGGTAATGTTGATGTCGCGACAGGATAATATGTTTTGCGGGCATTTGATACCGCATACGGTCGTACCTGAGATCGTCAGGTGTTCGAAAGTCATTGATTGTTCGGTTATACGAAGATCGATCCCGGTTTGATAAGCGCCACTGATTGTTACAAATGAGATCAGTGCTGGCCCCGATCCACGGGTCATATCGATAGCCATATAGGCTGCGTTGGTGCTGGTAAATGTAACGTTGCGGATGACACCGTAGTTATTGCAGACGTAAGCGACTGCGACCGCCCCGGCATTTCCTGCGCCGGCGTGAATTGTCATGTTTTCGATGGTATTGTTAAACGCCTCGTTGCCCGCACCAGTTGTTGGATTGCTTTGGCCATAATAGTTGCCGCTATTCATCGAAATCATCGGCTTTGGGCTGCCGGCAGACGTAAAGCCAGAACAACTGTCTTTCAGGCGAATGATGGTATTTCCCTGGTTCTCGCCGATGAAGATCAGATTGGCAAGCCAGGCTCCGCTTGTTCCGCGCGTGATCGTGCTGGAAATCAGATAGGTGCCGCGCGGGAAATAGATGATCTGGCAGGTATTGTTATGAGCGGCGGAATAGGATGGTAATGCTGCAATAGCCGCCATAATTGCAGCGGTGTCGTCGGTAACACCGTTGCCGGTCGCGCCATAACCCTGCACGTTGAGGAAATTCGAGTCGTAAGGCAGGCCCTCGATCGTGCCAAAGACGTTCGGATCCTGGCCGCGGCGCCATTCGCGTTTGCGCTCTTTGCGACCGAAGGTCGCCCGCTTGGTTTCCCTGAATTCCGTCACGCTAACCGACTCCCATCATGGTCAGTGTCGTTCCTTTTACGGTTACGGTAGTATAGGTGAATTGATCCCCCGCCCCGGTCGAAGATGTGCCGGATGGCGTTGTCACCGTGATATCCACCGTTCCGCTTCCCGCCGGTGATGTAGCCGTGATCTGGGTGGAAGAGTTGACCGTAAAGCCGGCGGCATTGGTCGCGCCGAATTTAACCGCGGTCGCGCCGGTGAAGTTGGTTCCGGTAATGACAACCGATGTCCCGCCCGCTGGCGGACCAAACGTCGGCGCGATCGAACTGACGGACGGCCCGGTTACCGCAACCGGTAATTCTTCGAGAAGATAATACGTGTACACGCATTAGATCCTTCTCACGCTCCATGGAAACGCTCGCCCCGTACCGGCAGTCTGCTTCAATGTGAATTTTGCCTGTGTGGTCGTCGCCAATGGCGGACTTGCCTTGGCGGTGTTGATCTGAACGTGCTGATACGTGCCTTTCCACATCTGGGCATAGTTGGTGCCGTCGACCATGTCATAGCAGCGCAATTCTACCAGATCGCCATTGGCAAGATTCTTGGTATCGACGGAAAACACATAAGTTGCATTCGTGGTCGGCGTTGAAAGCGAATGTTCCGTGCCGATAGTCGCCGTTTGCGTCCCTGAGGTGTCGACTGTCCAAGTCATTTATAGATCCCATAAACGGTTAGACCCAATATCCTGGAAGCCGTTGCAGATTGCGCCCGCGCCGCAATGCGCGTCCCTGATGGAATGTTGATTGGAAAGATATCACTTGGCACGATGCCCTGCATCCCACTTGCGGTGCCGGCAATGGGAACAGTAAAATTTGGAACAATGTTTACTTCTGAACCCCCGGCTCCAATCGCGAGATCAACAAGAATATCCGAACCAGTTTGAGCCAACCCAGCATTAAGACCATCTATGGAGATAATGAACCCCATGTAATCGCGTGAAGTAGACGCGGTAAGCTGTGCATAGCTTCCCTTGGTGTTGGCCGCTCCGCACGTGATAGTGGTCCCCTTGGCCGCAGACAACCCGATACTATCGACTCCCGCATAACCTTCGATACTCGCGAAACTGCCATCGAACAACACGACGCTGACGTAAACCGTATCGGTACCGCCGGGGCAATAGCATGCGGCCGCAATTCGCGTGCCAGATGGTATGCAGATTGGAAAAAAATAATTCGCGGCAACATAGGAGGAACTCGCGGCATACACCAGCATGTCATTGATGATAACAACCTCGGAACCACCGGCTCCAACTCCGATTCTTATGGCCGACTGAAATTGGGTATTGGCGCCCCCGTTATAACTGAGTGAAACCAAGATGGCACAAGTGTCGGACCCCGTTGACGCGACGATCTGGACATAAGAACCATAAGCGCCATTGGCACCGGCAACGGCGGTGCCGCGCGAATTAACGGTGTCAGTCCCGTTATCGTTGCCGTTGCAAAGTCCCTGCTCTAACTGATATCCACCCGGCATGATTACCCTGTCGATGAAGCCGCACCGCTGTCCGTGGTCGCGAGGATCGCATTGGCTCGCGCTTGGGTCAGCAGGCTGTGATTGACCAGATATTGAAGCGAGTTCTTGATCGTAGTGTGGTTAAGATTAAGCCCTTGCGTCACCTCCATCGCGAAAAGGAATTGCTGGACATTGTTATCGTTCGAGGCGCGGATCGCGGCCAACTCCGTCGCAGTGAAGGCCATGATGAAGTCGAAGGAATTGAGCAAATTGACTGGAGTCGGCGGCACCACGGTAATCACGGTCTTGGTTGCCGGATCCCATGCGTGAGTGTCATCAAGAGGCGGCAAGCCATCGATCGCAGTCATGCCATTTGCCGTCAACGTCGCCGACGAAGCCAGTTGCCCGGAAGCCTGCGCTTCTGCGACGGTAATATTCTCGGGGATATAAGATGCCAGATTGCCGTTACTGGTATGATAAACGTAGATGGCCATTACAGGTTGCTCACATAAAGCATGGTGATTTCGATCGAGGTTACCGCGGAACTGACGGTCGCAGTCCAGTTATTTGCCGCGACCGCCTGCACCATCGCACTATCGACGGAAACGGTAAAACCGCGCGTGTCGGTGGCCGGAGCGTAAAGCGTCATTCGCGTGGTGCCTGCGGTCGCATCCTTGAAATCCACCGATACCCCCGTAGCGCTCTTGTTCGTCAGCACGATCGCATAGACATCGTTGAATACACCGGAGGTGCCGGCTGTTACGACTGTGGTCTCCGTAGCGACCGTGATCGAGGTTTTTTGAACTCCCTTGAGTTGCCGAATCGCGCCGACGCAAACCTGCTTGCCCTGCTTGTCAAAAACAGCGTTGACCCGCTGCCCGTCAGTAACGGCGGTTGGATTGGCAGTCTTGCCCAAACCGCCGATTTTTTGCGGATTGCCACTATCAGTTGCGGCATTGGCGACATCGCCCTGGATATTCCAAGGCGGCGTGCCCTGTTGAACCGTCCAAGTGCCGCTCTGCGTCATCGCCATTGGCGGCGAATTAGGGCTCATGTTGACCACGAGGGAGGGATCGGTTGCAGCCGCCGCCGTGCTTGCCGCCTTGACCACGGCGGAATTGCCGCCCTGGTTGATCGTGGTCAACCAAGGTGTTGTGTTTGCCGTATTGCCGGGCTGAACCGTCCACGTGCCGCCCTGGTTCGCGGTGACTGTTCCAGACACAGGTTGCGTCGCCTGCCAGAATGTTCCACTGACCGGCTGAGTTACCGTGCTGCCATCGACCAGCTGCACGCCGTTGCTGTTTGATTGAAACGCCGCGGACTGGCCCGTTGTGAGCGTCGGGCGCGTGGTGTTGAAGACGCCGCCAACAGCCAGCATATTGGTCGGCGCGGTCGCGTTGCCGATCACCGCATCAAGAGTCGCCCCGGCATTACCGACGATGCGGTTTGTCCAGTTACCGGATTGGGTAACTGCGACTGTGCCAGTGATCGTGGTGGAAGCTAAGGAAACCGGCTGAGTAGCCTGCCAAAATGTACCAGTGACTGGAAAAGTCCCGCCAGTGCCGGTTACAAGCCACGCTGTTGTGTTGGCGGTATTGCCCGGCTGGACTGTCCAGGCGCCGCTTTGCGTGACTGGATGGGCGGGACTGTTCGGCGAGATATTGACGACCAGGGATGGGTCGGTCGCCGCCGCTGCCGTGCTTGCTGCCTTAACGACTGCACTGTTGCCACCCTGGTTGATGGTGGCAAGCCATGGCGTGGTATTGGCGGTATTGCCAGGCTGAACCGTCCAGGTGCCACCTTGCGAAGCCGTGCAAAGCAGATTGGCAGCCGTGCTCTGGGTGGCCGTAACAGTGCCGGAAACTGGTTGCGTAACCGCGCTTCCGTCGATTTTCAGTGCACCGCTGACATTGGTTTGCAGCGCCACCATCTGGCCGTTAGTCAGAGTTGGTGGCGTCGATAAATATTCCGCGCCGGCTGCCGTACCAGTTGCCGGGAAGGCCGACCCGAACGAGCTCGACGTACCGCCGGAAGCCCCGCCGGCGCTGACATTGACCTTGAGATTGCCGCTGCTATCGGTTTGCAGCGCCACCATCTGCCCGGACGTCAGCGTCGGCGGGGATGACAGATATTCCGCACCTGCTGCGGTACCGGCTGCCGGGAATGCGCTGCCGAAATTCGAGGACGTACCGCCGCCGCCGCCGCCAGTCCCGGTGACTTTCAGATTGCCGCTGCTATCGACGCCAGCGATATTGGTGCCGTCCGTGATCTTGATCGAGCCGATCAAATTGGTGCCGGCCGGGATCGGTCCCGAGAGTTCGCTGTAAACACCCTTCATCGCCGAGACCAATGTCGCGGTGCCGGATCCCGTATAGGGAACATCGGCAGGCGTGCCGATGCCGCTGGCAACCGTGCTATTGGGGCTTTCGGTGACAACCAGGGCGAGATCGGTTGCAACCGGCGCCGTGCTGCCTGCCTTCACCGAAGGGCTTAACGTGCCGTCGGTAATCTTGACCGAACCAATGACATTGCTGCCGGCTGGAATCGAGCCATTGACCGAGAGATAAATACCTTTCAGCGCCGCAACGACTGATGAATTGCCAGATCCTGTATAAGATGCGTCCGTCGTCGCACCCAGCGCGATATTGGCCCCGTCAAGCAGCGTTTGCCCCAGCGTGGTGATGTTGCCGGTTCCGCTGTCGGGAATGCCCGCGGTGATATGAACAACAGGGTCAGCCATTCTTAGAACCCATAAATGTGATAGGTCGGCTTGTAGGCGACCACGATCGGCATCACGGTCACGGTCGTATTCAACGTCAGGATCGTCCCCATGCCGTTATCGGCCTGGATCGTGATGGGATCAGTGCCGACCGTCAGCGGCGCCGCGACCTGTAACTGGTTGCCGACAATCTGGTAGAGACCGCCAGGATTGGAGGTCAGCGAGAAAGTAAAACTGCCAATGCTATTGACGACCGACAGCGTGCCGACAACCGTGCCAACAGGCGCCGCGACATTGACAATAAGCGGCGTCGGCGTGGTAACGATCGCTGGCGGAAACCCGCCCGTGAAATACTGGTTTGTCGCAGGTGTCCAGAACAGGAGCCTAGTATTGTTGGATGGAACGAATGACGAATTTCTCGCGTAGGTGGAATAATCGATCGAGAATTTCCACTTGCCGCTCGACTTGTCGAGCCGAAGTCCTTGACTTGGAAGTGCGGTTGTCGGGAAAAGAGAGATAACCTTGAGTTTAATGTCATTCATGCATGCAGATCGGTTGCCGTCACTAGGAAGTAACTATTGGCAACGCTGTCCCATACTAGAACATAATCGGTGCTTTTCGGCACATAGGGCGAGACAAAAGCCAGATCGTCATAGTCGATCGAAATGATGTAATTGCCGTTTTGTTTCGTGACATCGATGCCCAGTCCGGCGTCAACGCGGCTTGGATAAAATGGAACCGATTTGAGTTTGAGACCGCTCATTGCATGTCGATCCCTTCGTCGACGTTCACGGTGCCGATGATCAGTTGAACCGTGCGCGTGTCCTGCGAGATCCGAACGCCGATTTGGTATTCACCATAATGCAATCCCGCCATTTTACTCGCCGGAAACAACCACTGGAACGTGCCGACGTCGACCAGCGTGATCTCGCCGGTATCTGTCGAGCCAGTCAGGACGATATCAGTGTTGTTCGGCGAATAGTCGTAATAGGACATGCCGGGAATCACCGTGTTGGGATTCCTGATGGTCTTTTTTACGGTCATGGTAATACGGCACAGCGAGATATCGATCAGGTCACCCGTATCCTCGTCGACCAGCACACAAGCTTCCTGCCAATCGGCGCGGTTGGATGCGGTTGAGATGTGGCCGGTGTATGGCATGTCCTACAATTTCATATAAACGGTGATTAGCAACAGCGGTGGGGCGACGCTGAATGCTGTTGAAAAACCACCAAGACTAGCAGGATTACCGACAAATGAAGTGCTTATCACACCAAGGGTAATCGCATCGTAAGCCGCCCCGACACCACCAGATAGCCCTACGGTTGAACCAGTTCTCCAAATGTTGACGTTATTAGTAAGGTTCACGGTAACGGTACCGGTCGGCGTATAACTAATAGCTGGCAGATTTGTAGTTGCCAATGTGATGTTCTGACTGACTAATCCACCGAGGGATCCCAGCGTCGTCGCATTGCCCTTCGAAAAAGTAACGCCAGTCCAATAGCCCAAATTCGTATTGCCCATGGCATCAAGCGCGCCAAGCAACTTCGATCGCCCATCTGGCAATGTAATCTGTTTATTAGCCGCCCAATCCGCCGCCGCACTGGCGCCGCGACCGCCCGGTGTAACGACCAATGTCGAATCGATCCCCCAAAGAAATTGGAAAAGCGCTTGTGCGCCGGAATTAGCGAATTCGCTTGCACCCGAGGAGGCTGACCCGATCGTCAGTCCATTGAGGCGAACAAAGCCATTAATGACTTGGTTGTCATACCGGAACTTGATATCGCCGGTTTGAAGGACAGTGGTGGCGTCCACGGATCCACCACCGCCTCCACCACCTGCCGAGGGACCAATCACCAGCAGGTTGTCGGCAACAAACTTGACGACGCCCATGCTGTCTTGCAGCCGCACCTTGATCTGGCCGTCCGCCAGATAAAACATCGGAATCCGGCCGGCGGCATCCAGCGGAATTGGATTTGGCCATGGGATCGTCAGAGCGGAATCCTGGTAGGCGTTTTGTGGCGTGGAAATCGTGCCGGCCTGAATGAAATAAAGCTGACCACCGGACAGCGGCTTGCCGAATTCGTCCAGTTGCTGGGTGAGAGCCAAATTTATTGTGCCGACCACGTCACTGCTCCTCACTTTGACGCTGGATATCGCGCGACATCGCGCTCAAGGCATTTAGCTTCCCGGCGGTCGGCGCGCGATTGTAAGCCTTGGCGAGCGTGTTCCAGCGATTCAAGTTTGAAACGCCGCGAGGACTGGATATCAATTTTGCCAAACCCCACCCTGCTCCCGCGCTCAAAGCGCCCGTTAATACGGCCATAGGATGAAACAGAAGACCAACGGGTAAGGTACTGATGGCGGCGCCTTCCTTCCAATGACCCTGAAGTAATTTCATCCAAGCACTCGCAGAAGCCGTCCCTGATGGATTACCGTATTTCTTAACTGCATTTTTCAGGTCGCTGGCAATCGTATGAAAATTATCGATATCTCTTAAATGCTGAGTATCTTTACGGAATATCAGGGCTTTTCCCTTGTCAGAATAGCTGTCCCAATCAGACACGAATCGATCAAGGGTAAAATTTCCGGCAGGATCTTTTCCTAAATTACGCAACCACTGTCCGCGAAATTCATCCTTGGCGTTTCCCGGCAACTTAATCCAAGCATTTTCCGCCTCATCGATTTTTGCCGTTGGTCCCTTTTTCAGCGCGGTATCGAAGGCGCGATAAATCTGCTCATTGCTGCGATTTCCTGTAAATGTTCCCGCCAACTCCTGTGCTGGCCCCGTTGTAACCGCCGGTTTGAGCGGTTTTGGCCCAGCCGCAGTCTTGGCTTGCGCAAGTTGCGCCTTGACGTTTTGCCTGATCTGACCAACCTGCTGCATCTGGCCATGTTCGGCCGGGCTGAACAATTCCTGACCCATCGGCGATTGACGAAGCTTGCCGATCTTATTAGCGATGTTCTCCGGCGTGCCGACATCCAGACCACGCCAATAAGCCCCGCGCATTCTCTGTCGGAGTGCAACTGGATCCTGAACGATGCCCTCGATTCGCTTGTAAAGCGGATGCGCAACCTCGCTCTGACCGGGCGATCCGCCAACCAGTCGTTTCGCAACAGTTGGCGCATCGGTGTTTCCGGTCGCGATCTGGTTCAATTCGCTCGCGGCCTGCCGGTTCATGCCTTGCGGCAAGCGCCCATAATTGTAGCCGTATTTCTCCATGAATTGCCGATGACCGTTCACCGCGTTACGGATGGTTTGTGCCGCATTTGGATCACCGCCTAATGCATGATTCTGAAAGGAGTCAGCCATCCAGTTTTCAAATTCCCGCTTGATGGCATTCGATGCCCGGCTATCCTCGGATCCTCTTTCGGCATTATTGGCTATCTGAACGAAGCGTTTGCGGATTGCATCGATGCCTTGCGCATTGACATGGATATCACCGGGCGCCGGAGCGTGTTCTCCCATCAATTTGAAATTCGGTTCCCTTGCCGGAATGTCCGGCATTCGTGGCGTTCCGCCAAATTGTCTAACGACATCATCGGGAATTGCATCGGCAGTACCGTATGCCTTTGTCAAAGCTTGCAGCATTCGCGGGTTGATGCCCGAAATATCGGCCGCTGCCCCCGGCGTTTCCGGTGTTCGCGTCAAATCCCGTAATTCGTTCATCATACGCATCGCGTTTGGCGTCGTTTGAGCGCCAAGCGTGACGCCACGATTGGTTACTCCTTGTTCAACGCGATCGGATAGCCCTTCAAAAGCCCGACGACTGACCGGAGCGTTTAATTGATTAACCTGTTCCCATCTGGTTTCGTTGGCGGCATCGTCAGCCGCGTGCGCTGCTCTGACATCCTGTATCGTTGCATCAGCAGCCTGCGTTGGATGAATGGTGCCAAACTGCCGATCTGCCGCCGCACTGGTTATCGCCTCCTGACCACGAACCGCGCCCTCGCGTTCCTGCTGCGCGCGCTCCCATTGCGCGATTGCCTGATCGTGCAAGATTTGAGCGCGGACCCTTGCCGCCTTTTGTTCCGCTTCTGCCTCTGCCGTCAAAGGCTGCCCGATTGCCGCGCCAACAACGTCCGGTGTTAATTGCCCGCTGCTTTTCCCTGCAATTTCTTCGATATGCTGTCCAATTTGCTCCGGCACTCTTTCCGCGGCTGTCTGTATCGGCATGCCTGCAAACGGAGCTTTTGCCAAAGGTATTGCTGCGGTTCTTGCTACATTCCCGGACATGTATCGCGGCACATCCACCGGCATCCCAGCTGCCGCAACCTCTTGCTGCGCTTTTTCCGTCTCGCTCAACGGTGCAGTTGCGCGATTGGCAATTTTGCCTCCAACGTAACTGATAGGACCGGTAATCGGTGTTAACGGATTGGTCGCGGTCGCGACTTTCCCCATTCCGCTTGCAATATGTCCGGTAGCTGCCACGACGCGCTCACTCGCTCCGGCAGCCCTTAAAAGACTCGGCAGCTTTGCCGCAGCCGTTTCTCCACCGCTGAATAAAATAGATAAATCACCAACGGTCTGAACCGGATTCTGCATAAAATGCCGTTCAAATCCCTCCACGGATCCATAATTCTGAACGATGTATTGCTTCATCCCTTCGGCAACTTTGGTCCCTTCAGTTTCCGAATAAGGTGCTAGTCCTACTTTACCCCTGACATAGCTTCCTATTGCGCGACCTGCGCCAGTCGCCAATAGATTAAGATTTGTCAAAGTTTCAGTTGGATGGACAATTGCATGCCCGGTTTGAGCAAGAAACTCGCTATAATCTGATGGCACATTGCTGGCGGCAATCTTCGCTTTCTGCGCCAAACTTAATTTGCTTATGTCGGCAGGAACGTTCGATTCGGCAGGAACGTTCGATTCATCAGGATCAACAAAGCCAGGACTGTTGGGACTAGCTGGTCCGGTTGCCTCATCCGGATCGACGAAGTTAGCCATTAGGGTGTTTCTTTTTCCAGTTAGCGACTAATTCGCTATCTGACATACCTGGATTGACCTTGCGAGCGCGCGCCATCCAATCGCTTGAAGGCAAGCTTGTTGCTCCCGATTTGGCGGCTTGTGGTGATATGCTGCCGGGAATTTGACCCTTGTCGATCTGATCGTTTTCAGTCTGCATTTCCGAAATACGAGTCTGGATAAGCTTTTCCAGATGATCATAGGCAAATTGCCTTTGCTTATCAGAATAACTTTCCGGATTTTCCAACATTTGCAGTGTTTTGAATTCCGATTGCAGCACACGACCGGGGAATAGCGTTTTAACTTGCTGCAAAATATTCTGTGTTGCCAAAGTCCGCATATTCTGCATGGCCTGCACAGATTTCGGCTGCCATGATTCCGGCAAGGCTTCCCCGACTTTCATTTCCCATTTGCCAAGCAACCCGCCACCAACAGCGTCTTGAGATAGTTTTTTCATTTCATCGAGGTTATCCAAGATATCCGACGCCGGAGCCATTGCGGCTTGATTGTCCAGATACCTCTTCTGGATCAGTGCCGGCATCGTCGATTTCAACAATTGCGGCTGCTTATAGGCGTATGCCTGAGCTGCCGGTGAATTGGGATCCTGACCGGGATGCGCCGCCGTCCATTTTTCCAAGCGAGCGTCAGGATCGTCTGCCTCGAATTGCGCCTGCTTACGAGCTTCCTCCGATTGAGAAATTTGATAATTCAATTGGAATTCGCGTTGTCGCTCTGCCTCCTGCGCGTTCTGCCTGTTTTGTTGCTGAATGGTATTCATCAACGTAACGCCGTGCTGCGCTAATTCCGGATCACCGGACTTGATCATGATCATAGCGTTTTTCGTGGGATCGTCTCCTAATTGACCTAGCGCCTGCAATTTAGTCGTGCGATCCTGTTGTTGCTGATAAACAGTCCCAAGATTTGCCAACTGAGAAAAATCCGCGCCGCCGGAGAAGGCTTGCGGCATCGGAAAGCCAAGCGTGTTAATCGCCATTGTCGCTGACCTGTGCAATCTTGGACGGATGTTTTGCAAAGAATTTCGCGCGCCGCTCGATCTCCCGCCCCCATCCCGCCTCGAACGACTCCGGCGTTTGCGAGCCACGCATGCCAGGGTAAGGATTTCCGGCAATATTGGTCATGGTACGATTCAAATAAAAACCAGGTCCCTGCTGATGCATCATGTACGTTTCGATCGGCGTCGGATCGCGGCCAAATGTCGACCTGAACCTGGAATTGTTTTCTTGCGCCAGATTGGCAGCTGCCGACGCATTGTCCATCGGATCGTAAATGCTGCCTTTGCCGTGACGCGCCCATTCCGATTGATCGCCATGACCTCCAACCTGGAACAAACCCTTGTATTGCGTTGGCTTATCGTAGTTACTTGACGGATTCAAACTGCTTTCGATCGAAGCAATAGCTTTCCAATGCGGCACGTCCATACCAGCCGCCGCAGCCGTGGCTTGAAGAGCGCTTTCAACGTCAGCGCTTCCCGCCGGGGATGAAAACGCTTTCGTTGGCGCATCCGACGAAACTGTCGATGCCGTACTGCCGGGTGGAGGGGGAAGAAACGTTCGACTGATTTGTCCGGGCTTATATCCAATACCAGATGGCGATTGCGGGACATCGGGCGAAACCTGCGATTGATCGGCAACCGCGCCATAGCCAGAACGCGCCGCGAGATTAGTCAGATCTTGCTGATTACGTTGCTGTTGTAATTGTTGGCCAAGTTTTGCCAATGGCGTGAAATCAAATGAGCTATAGGCTTGCGCAGCAGGTGGAGCGGATTGCTGCTCGATCGGCATCGATCAACTCCAGGGATTAATGCCTTGGGACAGTGCATAGGCATTCGACACGGCATTGCTTGGCGAGCTCGCGCCGGTTGCCGGCATATTGCCGATCGTAGATGACCCCATTAAACCGCTCAACGTTCCTCCTAACCCACTTGTCAGCCCACCGGTTGCCGCCAACGTCGCCAATGATAAGCCGGCGCCCAATAAATTCTTTGCGCCTGCCGCTTGCCCAGCTGCCGCAAGATTGTTTGCGCCGATCGTCTGCTGCTCGACATTGCCGTAGACATTGGCTTGGTTCGTCGCATTCTCGGCTGCAAGATTTGCTAGCGCGCCATAGCCCTTTGCCGTTCCCGCGGCGCCGGCTTCTGTCGCGGTTTCTCCCAGCGTGCCGGCATTTTTCAGATTAGTGACCCATTCCTGGTAACTCTGGTCGGCCAAGTTGGCGGCATTCTTCTGTTCGGTATCGATCAGATTACCACTGGCCGTCATGCCTCCCGCTGCCGCCGCCCGTTCAGCCCCCTGCTGTGCCTGACCTAATTGATATTGATAACCGGGAGCCTCCGTAAATGCGGATTTTGCCGCAGCAATCTGATCAGGCGTACCGACGCCAATCGCACCGAGATAGGTCGGCGCAGCCTGGCTGTATTGTGCGCCAAGACTCACCAATGGCTGATAAGCACCGATCCCCTGATTAAGATTGGTAACACCAGTGCCATAACCCTGCTGTAAAAGAGGGATTGCCTGACCTTGATACGTCTGCGCAGCCGCCTTATCTTGGTTCGCTGCCTGTTGTTCGTATCCACCGCTAAATAGTCCTGAAAGGAAATCAACCATCTATGTCACCACAACACCCTTCCAAGCGCCGTTATAAATCCAGATCTTGCTGTTGGTCGTGTCGAACACGGTAGGCACATATCCAGCTTGTGCGATCGGAACACCTGTTGGTGGCCCCGCGCATGTCGGCAAATAGGCAAATCCGGTCGTTGCCGTTGTCGCCAACGCGCCCTGGCCAATCGCACCGTTATTGATGAATTTCTCGACTGCCTTGATGCGGTCGTACCAGACCGAATCGATAGCCTGTTGAGGCGTCTGGATGGCAACGTTTTGGGCCGGAAATGAAATTATCACCGCAAGACATCCGTTTCCATGTCCGCGCCCATGAACGCAAAATTGAGCCCGGCCGATTCATCAAAGCGCCAGCGCACGCCCTCGATATTGCAACTTCCCCATATCGATGCCCTAGCGCGATAGCCCATCAGACTTTGCGGACCAATCCCCACCTGTCGCGGATTCGACCACGACTGACCGGAATTACGTGAGCATGAAATCTCGATCTGCGCGTTGGTTTCATCCGGATCATGTCCGGTTGCGATCGACGATCCCTTGGTCATGTACACGTTGATCTCATTGATCCGGACGGTATGTGGAAAAGCCCCCATCGGCCCTGTTTCAACGCGCATGCGCAACGGCTGTCCAACCTCGTTGCGAACATGCCCATCGATCTTGAACAGACTTGGCGTTGCCGCGGCTGCCAGCGGAAAATCCCCGCAAAGCCATTGCGCAAAAACATATCGCGGCGCGTAGCCACGCCAATAGGTTTGCAAATAGGATTGCCGTTCATGCCAGGATTGCAGCGTCGTATCATACTCCCAGCACCATGCCGGCCCCTGCACAACCACCATGCCGTGGCCGCGAGAGACATAGACCCCGACGCTGATTTTCGTCTGATCCGGCTCGGATTCGATCAACTGATCCAGATCCGGCACGGAAATTGGCGTCGGTGTGTACGTGGTCAACGTACTAACCTTGTTGTCATCACCGACAAAAAAGATACCCTTTCCCCAGCCATCCTCATCCCCGGCAATGGCGCCAGAATTGACCACGCCGCGATAGATCGTCGACACGTAGGAAAATGGATAGCCGGTCGAATTGATCGGACTTCCCCAAACCTCAATGGTGTTCGCGCCTATCAGCAGGATCTGTCCGCCTGATCCCAGCACCATAGGTCGATACAAGGCATCCGGCTTGGATTGCGCGGTCGCAAAATTCAGAAGGTTGATGGACGTGCCATTGATGGCAGATACGAGTGTCGTACCGCTGGCAACCGTGAAAATAAAATATCCGGTGACATAAGTCACGCAATTCGGCGTGCCGAAATTCGTGACATTTACATCCGGATAGGGTCCAACCGATCCCGATCCAAAAGCCGTCCAGTAGACAGCGGATCCCGGCGAGACAATCACGATGTCAGGTGTCGCCGCCTGGTTTGCCGCCAGCCAGCAAAAATTCGTTCCCGCGATTGTCCCAGTAAGAGCCGTCCCAGCGCCACCAAGAGACGTAAACGAATAAAGCGTGGGGCCGAAAATAGCGTAAAGAGTCCCTTGGACGGCAATACTGCCACGATATAGCCCTGACGGCGCGGTGCCCCACGCGCTCAGCCCAGCAACGCGCCAATAGGCATTGGGCAAGCCTGCGGTCGCCGCCAGCGGCTCGGGATAACAATTGATCAGCCGGCCACCGGCCACTGTCGGGTGCTGGCCCGGCGTGGTCAGCATGGGAAACGGAACATTGGTCATTAGAAGTACAGCACCGGCAGGATTTCATAGGTCGGCGTTTGCGCGATCAGATAGCGCAAGCGCTGCTCAACCTGTTCAACCCGAACCTTGTCGTAAGGAACATTCGAAAACATCGACGAGCCAAACATCGCGGTCAAAACACAAACACATTCGAAGGCAACAGCCGGGATTTCATCGCGATCATTGATCGCGATAATCTTGGAAATTTCGGCCAGGACCTTATCGAGCGCCATTGATAGGATATCATGCTCCGCCGCGCCCAGCGCTTCGCCGGGAACGTAGCGGCCGAGATCGGCCGCCGCCTGGTCGATAGCTTGTTCGGATGTGTACGTGATCATCGTCTATGAGGCTCGGCCGCCTTCTCGGCCTTATCAGCCTCTTTCTGTTTTTCAGCCTGCATTTCCTGATCTGTCACATCAATAGGTTTGCCCATTTCAAAGAACCGATTGTTTTTCAGTTCTTCGTAAAGCGCCGCCGGGATAATCACTGTCTCGGCCTTGCCATCATAGAATGTCAAGCCGGCTACCTCATCGACTTTGCTGTCGTTCTTGGCCGCGTGATAGGTGATGGATACCTTTTTGTACATGGTGATAAGTTCCTTATGGTCCGAGAAAACCATCGATGAAGATGGAGGGTGAGGCGGCAAGCGGCGTTGCGGCGCCGGTTGTAAATGACAGGATGATTTCGTTGTGAGCGCCCTGGATAACGCCGGGATATTTCCAGGAAAATTGCCCGAACAGGTTCGGAATGAATCCTCCGGACTGACCAAGAGTCGAAGCCGCCAAGAAGCGATTCGGCGTCTGGTTGTCGCCCAATTGCAGGATCAAGGCGGTGCCGTTATCCATTTTGGGAATCGTCCCATAAACGGACGTCACAACAAAATCCGGCGGCACAATGCAAAACGCAACGCCATTCCCGGTGATAAGATCAGTCACCTTGACCGGGAATGATCCGCCAAACGTCTTTTGCACATGTGCCCAGCCGTACCCGCCTGCCTGTTGTCCGAGGTAGGTACGACGGATGCTCATGGCGCAATAAACCCTTCCATGTAGATGATGATGGGCGTCGTGTTGGCCTGTACGCCAGCCGCAGCCGCCGTAATCGTCATGATTAAATCCGTATCCATCAGATACTGGAAATAGAGATTCGTTGTCAGCATGGTTGGCAAGGCACCGCCGGCCTGACCCACGTTCGAAGCTGACAGCCACCGCGCGGTGTTCGCCGCCTGAAGTTGGTTCCCATTATCGCCAATCGAGAACGTCAACGTTGCACCGGTATCCATTTTGGGAATAGCCGGCCCGAACCAGCCAGTGACAACGAAATCCTTAGGAATACGAAACAACGCAGTCTGTGCGTTGAGCGCCAGATCCGCGGCATTTCCTGTCGACCCGCCGACGATCGGGCTGGCTGGGAACCCGGGACCGGCGGTCGGATTTCCGCCACCGATCACCTTGCGTGTGCGTGCAAAACCCTGAGGGCCTGCCTGCGGCTGTCGATATGCAAGTCGTGTCATCGTAATGACCTCCTCTGTTAAAAGAAAAACCCCACCCTTTCGGGTGGGGTAGAGTTCTCAAGTCACGGTCACGAATCCGGTCACCATCCCCCAATCGACGAGATTGCCGAGATCGGAGGCCGGAGCACCTGACGTTGTCAGCGGGGCCTTTGCAACCTTCGCAAGACCGTATTGCGCCTCTATGCCGATACCGTATATGAACTCATAATCTCCATCTTCCAGCGTGGTCGGTCGCGGCAATTGGCCCATGGCATAGGCCATTGCTGCCTGGCCACACAAGAAAACAGGCTCCACGTTGGCGCTGGCTGAACCAACACCGTTGAGGATCAGGCGAGAGGTGATTTCAGGGATGTTCTTGTAAAGAATCCCGTCATAGAGTAGCGCCCCACCTGTAAAGATCGGGTTGGTCCCGGTGGCGTTCGTCTCACGCTGTCTCGCGTCCCTGTTGGCCTGATACATGTTTGCATCAGCCTGAAGCGAGGCAAAGGCATTGTCGCCGACAAAGGCGACATACATCTCCTCATCGAGCTCCTCGATTTCCCAAGGGGTAATGCGAGGCCGGCCGTTGTAGTTGCCAGGCGTGACCGGGTCATACCCGGTCTGCTTGGCAAGCCGCTTCATCTTCGAGCCCATGGCAGCCGTCATCATGTCGGTGCCAGTGACCAGCGACGCAAGCGCCGTCGAAACAGTCGAATTGAAGGCCCGCGTCCCGTAGATGATGCGATCGGAGTTGGCCACATTCCACGAGTTCTGCTGCGCCGCAGTTGCCTGCGACCAGCGAATACCATTCACCCGATTGCCGGGCGAAGTGAAGCGATTCGGCTGGATCGTGCCCGTGGGAATCGACGACAGGGTATCAACGATATCATCACGGACGATGCGCCGCGACCAGCCTCGCAACAGGTTGCGGGCCGTACTGCGAACGTCGAATGACGATTCCTTGTTGCTCGCGCGGTTATTGGCAATCGCGTTACGAGCCCAGTCGGCCCATACCGGCATGCCGTAGCTATCCATCATTTCTTCATTGCCGCGCAGTGTTCCGACGCCGACGCCTAAGCCGGTCATCTGGTTCACCAGCGGAATGTTGATTTCTTTGCCGTTGGTTTCGAGATCCGCAAGCCTGACAATGATAGATGTACTCGTATCTCCCATGAAAGGATCAAAACGAGATCTGCGAAGAAAATCCGAGATAACTTCCCTTCTGAATTTGATTAGTTCATTTGCAACGTGATTGGTGGTGAGCATGGCCGTAACCCCTTGGGGTTAGCGGCGTCTACCTTAGTCCTGTTGGACGCCGCTTGGCTGAAACGGCTGCCCGGAATAGAGCCTCATCTGACGGTTCATGGATAAAATCTTCCCCGCCGGTTGCTCCAATCTCCGAGAGCGATGGAGGTATGGAGGGAGGTAGAGCATTCGATGCAGATGAAACCGGCTGGTTGATTTGCGTCGTGGCCTGGCCACGCATCGCATTGAAAACCTGTCGCTGATATGCGGGATCCTTCAAGGCTTCTTCCCGTATCTTCTTCTTATAGGCTTCCAAATCGCCGCCGATTTCACCCAAGGTTCTGCGATCGACGAACCATCGCGTGATGACGCCGTAGGGATCGTGAGACCCCATGGCGCTGTTATAGACCGCCCATGCCTGCGGATCGCTGTTCCTCATGCCCATCGCCAACGAATTATAGGCGTTGTCGACGGCTTCATGACCATAGACCCGCTGAGCGTTTTCAGTGCTCTGCCGTTCTATGTTCAATCTGTTATTGGCTTCCATCTGTTGAAGAATCGGGGCCATTTCCTGCCGGACAAAGGCCGCCGGATCATCAAAGATATCGAGCCGTTTCTGAGGCTGTTGCGGCTGTTGGTTTCGGTTGACTTCATAAGCCGCAATTCTTGCGCGTAAATCTTGAACCTCCTGCTCCGCGCGTCGCCGCGCTTCGCTTTCTTCCCGCAAGCGACCGGACGGAATTCGCGCCTCCGGTTCCTCCGTCGGGGCTTCCTTCGGTTCAGGTGCTTTCGAAAACCGACCGAAATCGTCTCGCGCCTGTTCGGCTTTTTGAGGCGGTTCCGGCGGTTGATCCGGAGGAAGTTTGGGGTTCTCGAAATCTCTCAGCGTGGGTGCATCTGTTGCTTCACGAAATAGTTCGGCATCTCCTTTACCTTGATCGATATCGCTCAATCTCGTCTCCTCCGGCATTGTCGTGAGCCGGCAACGTGGTGCCGTCCTGTCGCGTTCGGCGTGCGTGGCCCGTGATTTCGCTCACGGCAGGCGGAATTATTTTAAAGGAATATCCTTGCCAAAAGCCTTTATCGCTTCGGTGTAGAACTGCTGATCCACCGGGTTCGGCTTCAGATTGGCAAGCGCCTTCATGTAATTGGCAATTTGATCTGCCGCGGCATCGATCTCTTCCTTGCTTTTTGCGCTTAGGAAAAAATCCCGCATGTTCAGGCAGATATTGTTGACAAAAATATGCGTCTGCATGGGACTACTCCACTGCCCTCTGAGCTTTCATAGCCTGCATTCGGGCGATGCCCTCTTTCGAAGCGCGATCGGCCGTCTGATGGAAATGATCCAGCATGCGGTCAGCGTTCTGGTGCATGGTGTCGATCGACCGCGTGGCATTCTGCTGTGCATGGTCCGCAAGTGTTTGTAAGGGCTGGAATAATGCCTTATGCTGCAAGACTTCCGCAGATGCCCGCTTATGCTGCGCGGTCGCATTGGTCTCATTGATATCGGCCAATTGCTGGGCCTGCTGCAAGGGTGTTGCGGGCTGTGGCGGCGGCGCCGGCGATCCCTCGGTGCGCGCCTTGGCCACGTTCAGTATGCTGGTCGTCTGGATCTTGCCGACCTCAGCCTGCTTCTTCTTGACCTCCGCATCCAGGCCAGCGATCTGCAATTGCTTGGCCTGCGCCTGCATTGGGTCAACCTGCTGCGTCATTTGCTGCAATTTCTTCTTGACCGACATCGGCAGCGACGACGCCTCGATAATGGCCGCTGGCGGGACCGGAACATTGTTCTGCGCCAGCGACATCAGGAGATCAAACACATCCCCCATCACCGTTTCCTCGTCCGGCCCCTCGTCGATCAGGATTTCCACGTCGATATTGCCCAGCATGTTGACCAGGATCGGCATGCCAAATTCGTTCAT